AGGCGTGCTTGTGCCTGATCCTAGTTACATCAGCCACGGCTGTCACCATTTACACGATCGGAGCCTGAGATGCCTCTGAGCCTGGTGAAGTCTGCATTCGAGGCCGGGTCGCAGGTCTTTCGGCGGCGCGACACACTTGCGAGGATCGCCACGATTGCGCCGCAGGGCGTCCGCCAGACGATGACAAAGACCGATCTCGACAGCGATAGCGACACGCTAACGGCGGCGGCGATCCTCGGCGGCATCGCGGTGCATACCTGCGGCATCGGCGGCGGGACGCTGACGACCGACACGGCGGCGGCGATCATCGCCGCATTCCCCGGCATCGCCATTGGTGAACTGATCAAGTGCTACGTGATCAACGACGGCGCCGGCGTCTCGACGCTCGCAGGTGGTACGGATGTGACGCTGGGCGACGCTGGGAACACGCTGGCTGCGGACGAGTCGGCTGAGCTGATCTTCCTCGTGACATCGGCGACGGCGTTGACGCTCTATCACTGGGGCGGATGATGACGACCTACAACCGCGGCCTTGACGGCAAGCTCAACGACATCCTGACGACCCTCGGGACGACCAAGCCTTCACTGTGGCCGTTCTGGGAGAAGACAGGTGTGCTCGTCACGGGCATCGGCGTGGGCGACGTGATCCCGTCAGAGACGGCCGGCGCAGCAGAGGCGCTTGAGGATGACTTCTCGCCGTTGCTCCTGCCCTGCGGCTTGTTTGCGTACCACTTCCACCCGACCGGCGACCATCACTTGGCGGGCATCGATCATGCCAACTACACGTTCGTATCGGCGGCGTTCTCTGTGGGCGCGTGGATCAGGCCGAACGTGATCGTGTCGAACTGCATCATGGCGAAGTACGACGCCGGCGTTGGCGTGGCGCGCGAGTGGCGCTTCTGGATCGACGCCGATGGCAAACTCGACCTGGAGCTGTACGACGAGTCGGCCGACACGACAGAGATCGCGGTATCCGATGCTGCGCTCACCGCCCGCCAGATGCAGTTCGTGGTGGCGACGTTCGACGGCGTAGACGCGACACCGGGGATGTACCTCTACGTGAACGGGGCATCGGTGAACGATGGCAGCTCCGTAGAGGCGGGCGCCTTCGTAGCGACCGAAGATACAGCGACGCCGCTGACGATCGGCTGCAACGGGTTGACGGCACTCCCTGCCAATGAGTTCCACGGACGGATCGCGCTGCCGTTCGTCACGGGCAAGGCGCTGACGGCGGCGGAAGTGTCGGACCTGATGGAGATCACGGCGCCGATGGTGGGGCTCGCATGACCGACGGGAAGAGGGATTGGGGCGGGTACAGGGCGCTTGCTGAAGAGGCGAGCATCGAGCAGAAGAAGGATCGGGAGGCACCTCCGGTGGCATGTCCGAACGATGGGACGCCGCTGGAGGTACGCGACGGTGTCGCGAATTGCCCAATGGGAGATTACCGGACAACGGTGCGCTCCCGTGGGACGTGAGAGGCTAAGTGAGTCTGAGCCTGGTCACAGCACCGGCCGAAGAGCCGATTTCGCTGCAAGATGCCACAGCGCATCTCCGGCTCGAAGACGACGCGACTGACGTTGCGCTCGTCAACTCGCTAATCAAGGCTGCGCGTCAAGAGGCAGAGAACCACACACACCGCGCGTTCATCACGCAGACGTGGGATCTGAACTTCGACACGTTTCCTGCGGTCATCAAGATTCCGAAATCTCCGCTCGTGAGCGTGACGCACGTCAAGTATTACGACACCGCAGGCGCACAGCAGACGCTCGCCGCCAGCAACTACATCGTTGACGCGCCAGCAGGCCCACAGTGCCTTGAGGGGCGCATCACGCTCTCGGCCACCGGGACGTGGCCCGCGATCCAGACGCGGACCAACGCGATCTCGGTGCGATTCGTGGCGGGATACGGTGTGGCGTTCTCAGTGCCAGAGCCGATCAAGTCCGCAATGAAGCTGATCCTCGGGCACCTCTACGAGAACCGCGAGAACGTGGTGATTACGGAACGAGGGTCGATTGTGCAGGAGATGCCGCAGGCGGCGCAATGGCTCTTGGGCCCGTACACGATCGTGAGTTTCTGATGAACGCAGGAAAGCTCGACCGCCGCATCACGATCCAGAGCGTCACGGAGGCTCAGGACAACGCCGGCCAGCCGGTTCAGACGGATGTGCTGCTGGCGACGGTCTGGGCGCAAGTAGAGGCGCTGCGGGGCCGTGAGCCATTCCAGGGCGATCAGTTCAACGCCCAGCAGGTGACGGTGTTCACGATCCGCTACCGCGATGACGTGGACGCGACGATGCAGATCATCTGGGAAGGTGAGGAGTACGACGTCCAGTCGGTCAAAGAGATCGGCCGGCGCGAGGGGCTGGAGATCTCCGCGCTGGCTCTGGTGACGGCATGAGTAACTACGCGGAAGGCATCATCGTGTTGCCAGTGCTCGAATACATCGAACGGCCTCTTCGCACGCGCCGCGCTTGGTATGGCGGGCGGATGAGTCGTGAGCGGCTCTGCGCCTGTGGTGTCTGGCTCCCTGCTCGCGATCAGCGATGCGAGTCGTGTTGTCGAGCTTTCAACACGAAAGTGAAACGGATTCTGCGGTGGGATGATGCCCATCGGCGGCATCGCGAGCCGGATGAGGCCATCGAAGACGACCACATCCGCGTGGAGTACGGCGATGGCGTAGTGATGGTGACCGCATGACCGTACAGGTGCAGAACATCGATGTGCTTAGGCGCGACTTCTCGCAACTCACGGCGAAGATGCAGCGCGGCGTACTCCGCGATGCGCTCCGGTCGGCAGCTCGGCCAGTCGTCGCGAGCGCGAAGTCGAAGGTGCCTGTCAGGACGGGCGCGTTGAAGAAGGGCATTGCGCAGCGGGTCAGTGTGAAGACGAGTTCTGCCGAAGCCATCATCGGGTTCCGCGCAAAGGACTTCTACGGCCGGTTCATCGAACTCGGTACGAGCAAGATGACCGCGCGGCCATTCCTGCGTCCTGCACTGGACGAGTCGCAGCAGAAGATCGAGCAGGCGTTCATCGCGGCGATTAACCGCGGCATCGAACGAAAGACGGCGCTGATTCAGGGCGGCGACGATGAGTGACATCACCGAGGCGCTGTACGAAAAACTCTCGACGACAGCGGGCCTGACGTCGCTCGTGAGCACGCGCATCTATCCCGATCTGATGCCGCAGAGTCCGACGCTGCCTGCGGTGACCTATCAGATGATCAGCAACGTCCGTGAAGAGCGCCACCGGGGGCAGACGGGCGACTCACGGCCACGGTTTCAGCTCACCTGTTGGGCGGCCACTGCGCTGGCGGCGGCGGCAGTAGCCGCCCAGGTGAGGCTCGCCGTGATGGCGATGAGCGGGACGATCGAGAGCGTCGTGATCAGCGGCGTGTGGAACGCGGGAGAGTCACGGGGCTACGAGCCCGATACGCAGCGATACTTCGCAGCGGTCGATGTGTTCGTTGCACACAAGGAGGCAGTGGCATGACCGACAAGCCGAAGTTTGGCGAGAACCTGGCCGATGCCGTCTCGAACATTCAGGGCCAACTCGATCAGTTGGTGGCGGAACTGGAAGAAATGGACGCCACGCCGCAGGCAGAGCGCGCGAAGAGCATCCGCAATGCGCTGAAGGAGATCGCGCCGGAAGGCGAAGCGTGAGGACGGAGATCATCACCTGCGACGGGTGTGGCGCGCAAATCAGCGTTGTCCACCGGAGCGCACTCGCCGAAGGCGAGTTCTGCTACGAGTGTGTGCAGAAGGCCCTGGCGCCGACGCCAGACGAGTGTTCGCATGAGGACAACGTCAGCGATGAAGTGCCTGGGCGTCCGACCGCGCGAAAGATCTGCAAGCAGTGCGGCTACGACCGAGTCGAGGGGGCAGCGTGACGGCAGTCGACCTGACGCAGAAGTTTGACGTACCAGCGGAGCTGGTTGCGGCCACGGACAAGGCCGTCATCCGGAAGCTGTCGGTCGGGGCTGGCGCGAAGGACAAGGCCGAAGGCTACACGACCATCGACATCGCGGGCGAGCCGGATGTGTGGTGGGACATCACACAGACGCCGTGGCCGTTCGATGCGGACTACTTCCGCGGCGTGAAGGCGCATCACATCCTCGAACACGTCGAGCGCAAGTTCCTCGTGCCGGTGATGAACGAGATGTGGCGCATCCTCGAACCCGAGGGACGCTGCTGGATTGAGATCCCGCTCTTCCCGACCGAGGATTCTGTGGCCGACCCGACGCACGTCTCGTTCTTCGTCTCGCAGACGTTCGACTACTTCGTGAAGGGCGGGCAGTTCGAGGAGCAGCGGAAGCTCTACGGGATCAAGCCGTGGGCGTTGCAGAGGCGCGAGAAGCTGAACTACGGCCGCATCCTCTACGTGCTGCTGCGGAAGGTGGCGGAGTGACTGATCACGAACACGCATGGATGCCAGTACAACGCTCTCCGGGATGGTTCGGGTGGGCTCGGTGGTGGGTCGCAGGAAAAGCGCGGGCTGAACATATGCGCAAGCATCTGTCGCGCATCGCACATAGCCACAAGGCAGTCGTATGAACGTCCTCGTCGTCGGCTCCCCGCACGCAGCGTCCACACGCGATGTCTTCATGGGTGTCCTGAAAGGGCTGACCCAGCAGGGCGTCGGCGTGAAGTCCTACGACGTGTTTCCGCTGGGCGAGTTCTTCGCGAACTTCATCGCGTGGTTCAAGGCAGAGAAGATCACGGTGAACATGCTGCGCGAGATCCCGTCGCCGATGCTGCTCGCGTATCAGGCCGTGTTCATCGCCGCGCATCACTACGAGGCCGATATGGTCGTCTTCGTCTCGCCGCAGTACCTGCCGATGGACATCCCGCGGATGCTGAAGAAGGACGGGTTCAAGGTCGTCGGCATCTTTACCGAATGCCCGTACGAAGACCACATCGACGCGGCGCAGAAGGCGGAGTTCTTCACGCACTGCTTCGTGTCCGATCTCAACTCCGTTGCGTACTGGAGCATGTTCAACGAGAACACGCACTACCTGCCGCACTCGTACGACCCCGACAAGCACTTCCCCTGGTGGGACGCGCCCGAGGGGAAGAAGCGCTACGACATCCGCAACGGCCATCAGCATGTCACGTACGTCGGCTCGGGCTTCGTGCGTAGGCAGCGTTACCTCGAGGCGGTGGACTGGACGGGCATCGACCTGCGTCTCTACGGCTACTGGCCGTTCCTGATGCCGTCGCCGGAGGCAGGCATCACGCTTCGCGGCCCCGACGGCAACGAGTCCGACCGTGACGAATACTTCGGCGACCTCGTGCCGAAGACAGCATCGCCGCTGGTGCCGTACACGCGCGCGAGCATGGTTGACAACGCCTTCACGGCGCGCATCTACCGGGGTTCGGCCATCGGTATCAACATCCACCGTACCGAGCGGTGGAACAACAACGCTGACGTGCTCATCGACCCGGGTGAGGCGTACAGCATGGGGCCGCGCGGCGTAGAGCTTGCCGCCTGCGGTTTGTTTCAGGTTTCCGATTTCCGGCAGGAGATCGTGGACGTATTCGGAGGCACCGTCCCGTTGCACGATTCGCCAGAGTCGTTGGGGCGTCTCATCAGGAAGTACCTCGCTGATCCCGCGGAGCGGGAGTCGCTTGCTAGGCAGCAACACGAGGCCATTCAAGGTCGCACGTTCGCAAACTCGATGCGGCGTGTGTTGGAGCTAGCAGCGTAGGAGGTACGCATGGCAACGATCCTGGCCCAGAAGGCGCTGGTTCGCTTCGGCACTGGCGCAACATCGGATGCGACGTCGGCGGTAGCGGAGACGCGGAACTGGGACATCAAGATGACCCCGGACTTCGCGGACGACACGGTCCACGGCGACACATTCAAGTCACGCACGCCGACGTTTCAGGACTTCGCGGTGTCGATCACCGGCCTGATGTCGGACGTGGCATCGACGGCCGGTGGGTTGGGCGCGAAGGGGCTGATCACCGTCGCGCTGGCGAAGACCGCAGGGCGGTTCTACCTGTACCCGGACTCGACAATTACGTCGGTGTACTGGTCGGGCACGGGCTACCTGGCGATCGACTCGAACACGGCGCCGTACACGGACTTCTCGACGTTCGACTGGTCGATCGCGGCCAACGCG